AAGGATTTATATGCGTTATACGCGTTGGGACCAGGTTGCTTCAACTCGCGAGACGAACAGTCTCCTAATGGAGCTCTCCCGTATGCACTGGGCACGTATCTCTGATACGTGCTTCCTCAAGACCTCTCTAGTTTCTTCTTTTGGAAGTTCAGAGTGGATTGAGGAATTGTGCAACCTTGAGCTTGACTACTCCAATATTAGTGTTGGCGACGCTATGAACATTCGTCAGATCATGGCCTTCTTCCAGAAAAGGCTTGATCTAGGATGTTCACCGCTAGCCCGCACTAACGCGGCCTTAGTTAAGTTTAAGGAGTCCGAAGACTTATGTCTCGAGACGAACACTATCTTTTACAAGCACTTCCGAGGTGAGTTTTCCTTCTCGCCTCGCGTTGAGTCCTGCCTTTTTGCAGCTCAGCGTAAAATCGCGCTTATATTGGGTGATGTTCCGTCTCTTAGCGAACTTAAGGTTCGCTTCGGTCCGGGAGCAACGACACAAGTCGTTAAAAGAATGGCATCGGCTAGGGAAAAACTTAGTCAGGTGCCCGCTTGTAGTGAAGAGATGCTTCCCCGGATACGCGAGTATCTGGAGGAGCTTCCAGGCTGGATTTTCTCTGAAGAAAGTCCGGAAGTCCTGAAGGTTTCCGTCGAAATTCATCGCGGAAAGCTTGTCTTCGTCCCGAAGAACTCCAAGATTGACAGATCTGTCGTCATCGAGCCCTCCCTGAACACTATGTTTCAGGCTGGAGTCGGTGATTACATTTCGCGTCGTCTTCGGCGTTTTGGTATCGATATTCGTGATCAGGAGCGCAACCGCGCTGCTGCTCTCGAAGGATCGTTAACCGGCGCTTTAGCAACGCTGGACCTGTCGTCTGCATCTGATACAATAGCCACCCTTCTCGTCGAGCATCTGCTCCCGATGGGGTGGTACTCCTTGCTAGCCGGTCTTCGGACCTCTTGCATAGAATACGATGGCCGTTGTATAAGGCTTATGAAATTCTCCTCAATGGCCAACGGATTTACTTTTCCGTTGGAGACGCTTCTCTTCTACGCGCTCGCATTAAGTTGCGTTCGTGAGGAGGACCAGCATCTCGTTAGCGTATATGGTGATGATATTATCGTCCCCTCGTACGCTTGTGACTTGGTCGATGAAGTTCTCAATGCTGTTGGCTTTATTGTCAACCGCAGCAAGAGCTTTTCGACGGGCCCGTTTCGTGAGTCTTGTGGTGCTGACTACTATCGGGGTATCGATATAAGGCCCTTATACATTAAGGGTCCTATGGCCGCCTTCGACGTCTTCCGAGCGCATAATTTCTATGCGCGTCGGAATGATGTTGAGGCGGTGACTACCTTGCGGTTCGTCTTGGCAGAA